CTTTCCAATAGGGCAATGGTTGAGTTCCTTAGACGCCCTTAGGGGAGTCACCGGAATACAAGGCGTTGTAACTACGAAGTCGAATATCAGCGTCACTAAGCATCCTTTTTCCAAGGACGCTCGTGGCGTAATTCACGGACCCGGTCAACCTGCTAATTTTACCAGCAGCAAGATCGAACGTGAGCTATTTTCTGATATTCCGATTCCGCCAATGCCTTCATATGAGCCTTCCACTAGCCTCAAAGCTGTGGCGAATGGTTTGGCTCTATTGACTGCATTAAACAAAAAGTGCAACTAATTTCTAGTTGCCCGTCGGTGAAACGTTTTTCATCAACTGATAGAGGACATTTAAAATGCCTACAGCAGCTGATATCGTTCTAAACGATTCTGCTCCAGCAGCTCATACTTTTGAGCCGCAATCCATCACCCCTGATAAGGCCGTCCATGTTGATCGTGATTCCACGACCAGCGCCGGACAGAAAAATCTTATCTTGGGTGTGTCTCCTGCTCGGCCTAGCCGACCCACTAACCGGGTTACCGTCAGGCTTAATATGCCTGTCGAGTATACGGTTGACGGAGTTGTACGCGTGCGAGATATTGCACGTCACAGTTCCGATACCGTTTTGCCCGAGGCGATGACCACCACTGAACGAGAGGACTTTGCTGCGTTTATAATGAACGCTTATGCGAATGCCGTCGTCAAGGGTCTGGTCGAGGAATTGGAACCGGTTTACTAGGTTCCGTTCTTCTTTTAATCACCATTAGTGGAGGTTTGCCATGTTACCATGTTTTGCAAGTAACATTAGCTCAGAGTTGAGCTTAGAGCTAGAGACCGTACTTCACCTCTGTGAAGAAATCAACACTCCGAGGAGCCTCTCTGTTTGGCTTTTATTAGCCAATAACGAGTGGCAGCAATATATGGACCTCACGATAGACGCTGGACAATATGAGAACGTTGGCAATTTCGCCAACGACTATCTCGTGTCCGAAGTCTTACGTAAAAGTCCTAATATTCCTTTAAATGTTGATCGCAGAGATGTCGCTCTTCAGGCCTTTAAACAGTCTGAAGAGGTTTGTCTTAGCACCAATGAAAGGTTACGAGCGGGGAACGACCCTCAGTGGATTCATTCACTGAGACGTACTTTGCTCAATATCCTGGGACCCCTAAACAAAAAGGCGTTGGATGATATATCCAGCAAATTTAAGTTCGGGCCCGGTGCTTCAACAGGCGTACGAGGAATTGGATCAGTCAGATCTGATAAATACGATGAAGAAATTCATCTGACCGCGAACTTGGTCCCCTTTTATAGATCGATACTCGGTAACACATGGTGGGAACACCATGCTAACGGAGCGTTAATCGTAGAAGGTAACAAGTTCACAACTGTTCCGAAGTCTGCTAAGACCGACCGAGGGATATGCGTCGAACCCACGCTGAACATGTATGTTCAGTTAGGGATAGGTGCGTACCTCCGGACCCGGTTGAAAAAGCACGGGATTGATCTTAACAAGCAGACGAGTGTCAATAGGGTACTTGCTGAGATGGCCTACAGTAGCGATTTAGCTACGATAGACTTATCAGCGGCATCCGACACTTTCTCTGCTGAAGTGGTCAGTCGTTACTTTCCCGAGGACTGGGTCCATTTACTGGACTTGGCCCGTTCAACTCATGTCAAGCTTCCGAAAGGAGGCTATCATTTGTTGGAGAAAGTAGCGTCGATGGGAAACGGGTTCACATTCGAATTAGAAAGTTTACTATTCTATGCCGTCTGTAAAACCTTTGTGCCTCATAAAGACCTCTCTCTCGTTAGTGTGTTTGGAGACGATATTATTGTCCCTCAAGCATACGCGAGTGATGTGATCAATGCGCTAGAGTTTCTCGGCTTTAGCGTGAACAGCCGTAAGAGTTTCCTGGCAGGAAACTTTTATGAATCATGCGGCACTGATTGGTTTAAAGGACATAACGTCCGGCCCTTCTATCTAAAAGGCAGTAGCGGTGATATACCGTACTCCTTGCAGATTGCCAACAAACTCAG